CCCCTTTTTTATAAGGAAAACAAATGACACAACAAGAACAAGTATGGTATAAAACCAATGAAGAAAAATTGCGTAGTCTTATTGCAGATGAAGCAAAGATGATGCCTATGTTAGATAATATGATGGCAACAATCAAGCAATTAAAAGCAAAACAAGCATTTAGATTAGCTCTACTAAATCAGCTATTAGAAGAACTAACAGACAATGAATAAATACAATGTAATAATTTAAAAGGATATAACAAATGAAACTCTCACAGCTTACGGCAAAACCCCAACTAATAGACGTTCATATAGATGATGAAGATACCATTAAAGAATTTGGTGAACCAATTGAATTCTGGACTTGGGATCGTCAACCTATGGATGTATTTATGAAATTAGCAAGTGCAAGTGGACAAGATACTAGTGGTATCATTGGTGTTGTTCGCACATTGATATTAGATGACAACGGCAAAGAAATTCTTAAAGATGACGCTATGTTACCTACACACGTATTGATGAAGGCAATTAGTAAGGTGACTGAACTACTGGGAAAGTAACACAAGACAGTATTGATCCTAAATCTGAAAAGATGGCTCTAATACTGACGATAGATGGATTAGGTAAGCGTTATGGTATGCTACCTAGTGAAGTCTTACATAGAAGTAACACGTTTGATTTGTATATTATGGATGCGGCAATGACATTTGAAAATTATCATCACAAGAAGCAGATGAACAATGGAGTTGATCCATTGCCAGAATATACACCAGATGAGTTATTAGCTATGTTTAATAAAAACAAGGAACAGTAATGTCTATTACATTTAATGTAAAGGTCTTAACAAGTAAATTGCAAAAGATACAAAAAAAGCTTGCACAAGTGCCAAAAGAAGCTTTTAACGAATTTGTTAAAGAAACTCCTATACGTAGTGGTAACGCTAGACGCAAAACCAAATTAAAAGGTCAAACTATTGTTGCTGATTACGCATATGCTAAAAGATTAGACGAAGGTTTAAGTAAGCAAAGTCCTGATGGTATGACTAAACCAACAGAAATGTTTATTCAAAAACGTGTAAAAGATATATTCAGAGGAAAATAATATGGCAGACATGGTAGTTAAAGGCACCTTTGATGATAAGATAAGTCCTGCGCTTTCAAAAATTGAAAAAAATGCATTGACATTAAACAATGTGTTTCTTAAACTTAAAACAACATTAGCGACTATATCATTGGGCGCGGCTATAAGTGGCACATTACGATTTGCTGATGCCATACAAGATATTAGCGATACTACTGGTATTGCTACTCAAACTATATTAGGATTTAGTAATGCAGTAGCACAGAATGGTGGCAATGCAGACCAAGCACAACAAAGCTTATTAAAGTTTGTGCAGACAATCGGTGAAGCCATCGATGGAAGTAATGGTGCACAAAAAGCATTAGCAGATGTTGGTATCACATTAAAAGATATACAAACATTAAGTGAAGAAAACTTATTAGCTAACGCCGTTGCAGGACTTGGTAAAATGACCAATGCTACACAGCGTCTTGCCGCGCAGACAGCATTATTTGGTAAAAACGCACGTGGAGTAAACTTCCCAGGAGTTGCTGGTGGAATGGGCACAGCAGTAGCAGAAGCATCACAATATGCTGCCGCTATTAAGAGTGGTGCAGACGCACAACAAAGTTTAGAAAACAATCTACGCAATCTTACTACAGCATTACTAAGAGTAATACAACCCTTAAACGATATTGTTAAAACAGTTAACATATCAGTAAGTGCATTTGAAAGTTTAATTAAAACATTAGTTTATGCAACAGCCGCATATCTAACATTTACTAAAGGTCTTGGTGCTGTTACAACAATAATGAATGTGTTAGACGGTACATTGAAAAAAAGTGGTGGATTGTTTGCGTTAATTACTACCCAAATTAAACGTATGGGTACAGCCTTACTTAGTATATTTACAGGTGTGGGTAGAGCAACGGGTGCAATCGCAGGTGGAACTAGCGCATTATTTAGTTTCTCAGCCGCTATAGCTGGTGCACTACGTTTCTTGTTAAGATTTGCTGGTGTAGTGGCAATTATAATGGCAGTAGCAGAAGCTGTTAATTTCTTATCAAAAACATTTTTTGATTTTGACATTTTGGATTGGGTAATTAATAAATTCAAAGATTTATATGACGTTGCAGCCAAATTCTTTAATTTCTCACCAAGCGATAGAACTAGAAAAGAAATAGAAAAACAAACAGAAGCACAAAAAGATGCCGCGGCAGCCGCTGATGCATTTGCTGAAAGACAGAAAAAACTTGCATTAGATATTAATAAAGTTGGTGACGCATATGCCAAAACAAATGTAGAACAACTACAAAAGTTAGCGTTAGAAAAAGAACTTATTGGTAAGAGTGAAGAACAAAAAGAAGTTATACTTGCATTAGAAGCATTGTATGACAGACAGACAAGTGCCATAGCCGCATTAATTGAAAAACGCAAAGAATATGCGCAGGGAACTGAAGAACAAAAAGCTAGTTTAGGTATCATTGATGCAGAAATTGCAAAAATTAAAAAATTAAGCACAGCGCAAGGTGAGGCATTACCAAAATATATCAGTGATTTACAAAGTGCTAGATTGTTAGAACAAGATCGTGTTAATAACTTAGACCGTATTACACAAGCCCTACAACGTCAGCAAGACCAAGCTGGTGTAACTACTGGCATATATAGTAACTTACAAAAACAAATTGGTGACATTCAATTTGGTAAAGAACAAAAAGGTCGTTCACTATTTGAACAACAACGTGCTGAAATAGAACGTAATATTCAGTTATTAGAAGCTGATATGGCAGGGGCTGTTACAGAAGCATTTACTACAGAAGATGGTATTAGTAATGTTCAACAATATGCCATCGAATTGCAAAAGGTATACGATTTAACTAACCAATTAAAAGAAGCACAATTAGAACAATTGGATATAAGTAAAGATTGGGCTACTGGTTGGGCTGATGCATATAATAGTTATATGGAGAACGCAACTAATGCTGCCAAGCAAGCCGGCGATGTGTTTAGTAGTGTTACTAGTAATATGAATAGTGCTATTGATACCTTTGTTAATACTGGTAAATTAAGCTTTGGTGGTCTAGCAAGAAGCATTATTGCTGACTTAGCTAAGATTGAATTGAAAGCTGCCGCGGCAAAAATCTTTAGTGGTGGTGGCGGAGGATTTGGTGGCATCTTTAGTGGTATCGCTAGTCTATTTGGTTTCGCTAATGGTGGCAATCCACCGGTAAACAAACCTAGTATCGTTGGTGAAAAAGGACCTGAATTGTTTATACCTAAAACACAGGGGACTATTATCCCTAATGGTGCAAGCCCTACTACCGGTGGAAACAATACATATATTACAAATAATATAACAGCAGTTGATGCGAAAAGTGTAGCGCAACTATTTGCTGAAAATCGCAAAACATTATTTGGAACAGTTGAGATGGCAAGAAAAGAAATGTCATACGGAAGATAAGGAATAAGAAATGGCTGGTTTACAAACTATATTAAATTACTGCAATGGGTTAGAAATCGATAGACGTAAAGTCGTTGGCATTCAGTATACACGAAATGAGATACCTAGAGTATCTGGAACTCCAACAAAAAATCCTTGGAAGTTTACACTTGATATACCTAATAGATTTAGATACAATGAAGCAAGAGATTTAATGGAAGCATTAGATACATTAGATAGAATTACTCCTGAAATTATTACGTTTAGTAATCTTCCTCAGTTAAGTTGGATATTTAGATATCGTGGTGCAATGACTAGTGGACAGATATCTGCTATTACTGTAACTAGTTTTGTTAGCGATCAATTGATATTGGGTAATCTACCTAGCGTTAGTTCTACTACTGTATTGTTTGAACCTAATGATTTAATTCAAATAGGTGCATCCAGTGTAAATCCTTATCCATTCACAAGCACTACACAAGTTTTGCGCGGCAGTGGATCAACGGTTACTGTAACAACTAATAGACCAAATATTATTACTGCCGCTGTTGCTACTAATGGCATCATTGTTGGTAACACTTGTCAGTTTAAAATGTTTTGCCCTAATATGCCAACATATAAATTGACTCCCGGTGGATATCAATTAAGTAATAATGCAGTCGTTGGAAACGCATTGATTGAGTTTAGTGACTCTTTCAAACTATTCGAATTCGTAGGAACAGCATAATGGAAACAATACCAGCAGTAGCAAATAACAAAGCGTATGTAAATAGCGCAGAGTTTGTTAAATTAACAATATACAATGAGTATGCAAACGTAGCGAATACCACAGTGTACACTTTCAGCAGTGCGTATCAATATCAAACAATTGATAGCACAACATACACACCACTAGGTGGTTTATTAGCTGTTGGTATTCAGCAGAGAGATATTCGTGCTACTAGTGCAGATACAAGCATATCATTGAGTGGCATCGATGGTAATAACATATATGCCGTATTAGATACTAACGGAAAAATACGTGGCTCTAAAGTAGAAATTATTCGTGGCTTCTATGGTGGTGATGGTAACGTTGCAAACAATTATGTATTGACTAGTTCAGCGCATAGATTTACAGGTATTGTAACTAGTTATAATATTACTGAAGAACGTCAGGATCAAGACGATAATTATACAGTTACATTGAATGCTAGTAGTTTCAAAGCAGTATTAGAGAATCGCATCGCTGGTAGAAAGACTAACGAAAATAGTTGGAAAGAATTTAATAGCAGTGATAGCAGTATGGATAATGTCTATAGCTTAAGTGGATATAACTTTGACTTTGGTAAAGCGCCAGTTAGTAAAGCTACTAATCCGAGTGCGGCATCACAGGAATCTCAATCAACACAACAGACAGAACAATCGTATCAAGGATATTAATGATAAGGCAAGCAAATAAATTTGATATTCCTCAGTTAGCAGAAATGTTGCGTCATTATAGAGACAGTGGTGCTATTAAAGGACTAACTGTTGAAAATGAAGAAACAGGTATGAAAATATTGACAGCTATCATTGTAGGATTAGGTGTTGCTTTTGTAAGTGAGAAGGATGACAAGTTAACAGGTATGCTGTTAGCAATTAAAAATCCTTTTATGTGGGATCATTCAAAATTGATAATGAGTGAGATTGCTTATTGGGTAGAACCAGAACATCGTGGTTCAACTGCTGGTTATAGATTACTAGCAAACTATGTTGAGCATTGTGAAGAATTAAAAGATAATGGCAAAATTGTAAACTATACAATGAGCCAATTGGCAGGACAAGAGTTTGATTATTCTCGCTTTGGTCTAAAGCCTATAGAAACAACTTGGAGTATTTAAGATGCCAGTTTTTACAGCCATCGCAGCCGCAGTTACGGCATTTACAGGATTTACATTTTTAGGTAGTGTAGCGGCATTTGCGGCTAAAGCAGTATTGTTTAATGGCGTTAGTAAGTTGATCGGTAATCGTCAAGGATCAAACGCTACTGGTTCTTCAAACGCCGGCGCACGTGTTCAGATACCACCTGCAACAGATAATAAATTACCAGTCATATATGGATCAGCTTTTATTGCTCCAACTATTACAGATGCTAAGTTAACTACCGATCAAAAATCAATGTATTATGTTTGTACTCTTTCAGAGGTTACTAATACAATGCCAGGACAAACGCCCGATGTATATACGTTTGATAAAATATTTTATGGTGGAAAAGAAGTTACATTTGGCACTGGTGGAGATGCCGCAAAAGTTGTTAGCTTAACTACTAACAGCGACCCTGTTCAAGTTGATACTACTATCAACGGCAATATGTTCATTTACTTGTTTCCTAATGGCAGTAGTAGTGGAACAAATACAGGTGGTGCAACAGCTATTGATATTTTAAGTAGTGCTGAAATACCTGCTGACCAACGTTGGAATAGTGCTTTCTATACTGATGGTGGTGATAGTGCGTCTATGACTAATACTGCGTTTATGATTGTTAAATTAATTTATAATCAAGATGCAGGCACAACTGGTTTAGACCAATTAACTGTTCAACTTACAAATCCTTTAAATACACCAGGCGCAGTATTGTATGATTATATGTATAACAATGCATATGGCTGTGGCATACCTGCAGGGCAAATTGATACTGCTTCATTAACTGCATTAGATGTTTACTCAGCACAACTAATCACATACAACCCAGTAAGTGGTCCGCCTACTACACAAGCCAGATATAAAATTAATGGTCCATTGAATACTGGTAACAACTGTTTAAGTAATTTACAGCAGTTAGTAGATGCTTGTGATAGTTGGTTACAGTATAGCGAATTGACTGGCAAATGGAAAGTAGTTATTAATAAGCCATACACTGGTGCAACTAGTAGTTTATATCACGTAAACAGTGATGTATTGATAGGTGGTATTGATATTAATCCTATTGACTTGAATGAAACATACAACAGTTTAGAAGTTCAATATCCAAATGCTAACATCAAAGACCAAACTGACTTTAGAGTTATTGATTTAACTGATCCTACTAGTCCTTGGTATGATCCTTCATTACTAAGTTACAATGAACCTGATAATCGTTTAGTCATTAATTATTCTCAAGTAAACAATTACGTTCAAGCAGTATATTTAGGTGTTCGTAGATTACTACAAAGTCGTGAAGATTTAACTGTCAACTTTATGCTTGACTATAGCGGTATTCAAATTGAAGCCGGAGATGTTATTCGTGTCACATTAGAAGAATATGGATGGGATGCACCAACGTTCCCAGACGGAAAACTATTTAGAGTTAGTCAGGTCCAAGAAGCAAAATTAGAAGATGGGACATTAGGTGCTAGAATTGTTGCGTTTGAGTACAATGATTCTGTCTATGCAGATAACGCTATCGATGATTTTATTCCTGAAGCCAATACAGGATTATCAGATCCTAATATCATCGGTGCTCCAGGAACTCCTGTGCTCGTAACCAATCCATTAACTAATGGCAATGTTAAATCATTTAACATACAAGCAACCGTACCTACTACGGGTTCTGTATTGTATATGGATTTTAATTATGGTTATACTAGTAATGTATCAACTCATATTCTATACAAAACAGTTAGTTCTGGGAATGGAGCCCCATTCACAGCAGGCGATACAATACGAATAGATGTAAACGATGCGCCTCCAGGAACATATTATGTTTCTATTGCCGCAAGAAATAATAACGCAGGTAAAGTAGGGGCTTCATCTACCGCTTTTGTATGGGACGGACCTGGCGTAACAGTGTATGATCCAATAGCTAACGCAGGTGGTATATATGGTAACAACGTTAACGGCAATATTGATTTGTCTGGTAACATATTATATACAGGGGCTAACTTCACGTATTCAGATATTGCTAATTTGCATATTCCTGGTGGCTCGTATGCATTTTTCTTACAGACGGACGGATTAGGCAATCTAGGATGGGGAACTGGTGGCAATGGCACAGATAATCCAGGTGGTGCTAATAGAGCTATTCAATTCAATGATGATGGTAATCTTGGTGGTGTTGCTAATTTTACGTGGGATAAAGATACTGATATAATGCGAGTGCCACTCATTCAATTATCAAATGGCGCAGAAAAGATTACTACGTTAGCAAGTAATGGTAATTTGTATATGACTGGTTGGGAAAAGCCAGGTAATATGGGTGGTATTTCTTTATTTCAAGGCGTATATTTGAATGGTGGAGAACCTAATTTATCTCCAGGATTAAATGGAACAGTTACTATTGATATTACTAATATTCCTAACTTCACTGCTACTACTTCTAATGCTTTTACTACAACTAACACTATTTCACCTAGCAATAATTATACTAGTTTAACTAATCCAATTTATTATAATGGAAATTATGTAATAGGAACTGGTACACAACAAAGTCCTAGCGGCAATAATATAGCTAACGGTGTATATGTCTCAAGCACTGGATTATCGTGGACTAAAATCGCAAACGCTCCTTCGGCGACAGTTTATTTATTAGCAACCAATGGGTCTAATGTTGTAATGGCTGACGCATCTTATGCTTATATAAGTAGTGGAAATTTAACTTCTTGGGCAAATACTGCTACTAATCCTTTAGCTGGATCACACGTATTGAATACTGAAAAAATAATATATTCAAATAATATATTTTTAATTACCTATCAATATGATACTGGCAACTTTAAATATGCTATTGGTGGATCTGCTTCTTCCGATGGAGGTAATAATTGGTCAACTGGTTCCCTTATAAAAAACGGTGCGAGTTCAATATATAATTTTGTTACAGTAAGTAATAATAATTTTGTAGTAGCCTCATATGGCGGCAATGCGGCTGCAGGTGGTGGCGCAAATAATAAAGTTATAGCTTACTCATCGGATGGAATTAATTGGAATTATAATAACGCTCCAAACTATTATGCTAATTCTGATACGACTAATGGATTTCCATATATCAATCAATTATGGGCTGGAAATTCAACGCTTGGTGCTATTGTAATAGATAGAAATGGATCTAATACTTCACAGACAATAATTAGGAAAGCAATTAGCAGTGATTTAGGAAATTCCTGGTCCAGTGCTAATATGACTGCTAATGATACGGCCGCTTTATATAATTCAAACGTTTTTGTTGGTAAAAATATTATTCAATATCAATCAGGATACACAGCTGGAGACGACAGATTACTCTCATTACACAAATCTAATAGTAACGCTAGTAGCACAACTATAGTTGTTTATACTAGTAATAACTCTGTTGATTTCACTTTTGAAGGTAATCTTACAGTAGCCAATTCAGTGCAAACAGATAGCTCACTATGGACAGGAGTTAACGGAAAATTAATAATAAGTAATAATTTTTGGTATACTAACGTAATATCAAATATACAGCACGCTGTTGCTAATAT